TTGGAAACAGATAAAAAAACAACTTAGTATTTTAAACGAAATGGAAGTAGCTTCTGGTTTATTTGGTACAGAATCACCCAACCCAGAAACCAATGTAGCGTATAGGGGTATTATAAATGAAGTTGGTCATGATAATACTCCCGCTAGACCCTTTACAAGACAAGCATTTGATAGTAATAAAAATGCTACTAACAAGTTTACAGATATACAGTACAACAAAGTTTTAGCAGGTACTAGTACTACAGTTAAAATGCTAAATAGATTAGGTGTATATACCAGCGATCAGATAAAACGGACTATTACTACAAGTAATTTTGCACCTAATAGTCCAGTAACAATTGCTATAAAAGGTAGTACTAGCCCACTTATAAATACAGGCGAAATGAGACAAGCAGAAAACTACAAAATAAGGAAACGATAATGCCGTCACTTTTTCCAAAACCACATAGGTATATACAAAGAAGTCCTGGAACGTGGGTAAAAGGTACATGGACAGAAGGTACTGAAACTGTAGTAGAATTTACAGGTGATATACAAGCAATGGATCAAAAGAAAGCTGTAGTATTAAGTATTGGAAGAGACAATCTTGGTAAAGTAATAGTAATTACTGATACTGTTTTTAATATAGCAGATGAAACAACAAAACAGAATGGCGATTTAGTAACATACCACAATGAAAATTATGAAATTATAGGTTTTGAAAATTGGGATCATGGACTATTACCACATAATTTTTATATTGGGGAATTAAGGAAAAATGTATGACACTAGATGGATTATATGAGTTTCTACATACATGGATATATAGTGTCTTAGCAACGGATTTAGGTGCAGATGAGTCTAAGATTATAAAAACCAATATGAACGCACCTAGACCAGCTATACCCTATATTACAATGCAGTACCCCCCTATCAATAATGAAGAGATGGGCGAAGGTAATCAAAGCGACAGTGATGCTACTGGAAAAGTAACTTACTTTACACAATATAATGCATCTATAAGTCTTACTGAAGTTGGCGGTGATGGTACACTATTAAAAAAGTTATTGCGTACTAGAAATCAGCAAGATATATTAGACTTATTTAGTACAAACAATGTGAGTTTATTATCGGGTAATACAGTACAAGATATTACAGTAAACACCGGTGATAATTACATAGAACTACGGGCGATGTGGGATTTTATAGTCTCGTATGTAGAAGAAGATTCTTATATTCCAGGCTACATTAAAACTATTGAAATCGCAGGTGATTTAGATGGCAGTGTAGAGGAACATCCTATAGAATTAAAATTAGATATAGAAACACAGGAGGTAATTGATGAGTAATATTACAGACATTGTACAGATCAGTATTACAAGGGAAACGCAATCCATTGCGGTAGCTGGATTTGGTACGCCGGGAATCATATCGGAATTCGCAAGCGACGCTACTACAGCTACTTTTGACCGTTATAGATACTATAGCGATTTGGCAGAAATGGTGAGTGATGGATGGGGAACAACTACAGAAGAATACAAACGAGCTAATTTTGTATTTGCACAGAATCCATCGGTTGACAGGATTATGATTGGAAGGAAAAACCCTAAAAGTGAACTAGTAGAAACTTGGACAGAGGCATTGACTGCTATTGTATCTCAGTCTAATGATTGGTATGCTTTTACTATTAACCCAACGGCAGAGGGAAAAATCGTTTATACTGGCGATTTTGTTACAGATAATGTAATAAATGTGTCTGTAAATGGTGTAGCAATTAGTTCAGTAACATTTGATACAGACCACGCTACTACTATGTTGGCTTTAAAGGCACAAATAGAAGCAGACATTACAGATTCTACAGCTACAGTAGATCCCTCAGATGTTACAGGTAGAACTTTACTGGTAGAAATTGAAAGTGGTGATATCACACTATTAACTTCTGTAGTTACTTTAGGTGCGACACAACCTACAGCTACAATATCATTTGAAACAGGTGAAGATATTGAAGAGGTTTCTACATGGGCAGAAACACAAAAGAAGATTTACTTTTTTACTACTAATGATGCTGATGTAGTTACTAATTCTACTATTGATATAGTAAGTGTTTTAAAAGACAAATCACTTGATAGAACAGTAGCTTGTTATCATTCAGGTTTACAAGATGATAACTATTTTGCAGAGGGATTTTTTGGTGAAGCATTACCTTACGATCCTGGCTCACAAACTTGGGCATATAAAGGGATTGCAGGCTTATCCAGTTACGCTTTAACAAGTGGAGAACGTACATTTGCACTAGACAAAAATTGTAACATTTATACAACTACTGCCGGTGTAAATGTTACGGAATCTGGAACTGTAGTAGGTGGTGAATACATAGATATCATTAGGGGTTTAGACTGGTTAGAAGCTAGAATGGCTGAAAATATCTTTGGTAGATTAGTTAATACTAGAAAGATACCTTATACAGACGATGGAATTACAATTATTGAAGGACTTGTACGTGAATCATTAAGTAATGCAGTCACGGCGGGTTTACTTACTACAGGGTATGTAGTCACAGTCCCAAAAGTTGCTACTATATCACAAGCTGATAAAATAGCTAGAAACTTGCCAGATGTAAAGTTTACAGCAACACTACAGGGTGCAATTCATACAGTACAAATACAAGGTACTGTATCAGTTTAATTTTAATATAAAGGAGAACATATATGGCTAATGATTTAACACTAAAAACATACGATCCGAAAAAAGTTACCATTACATTGGGACCTATTTTAGTAGTGGGTTTTATGAGTGGTACATTTTTTAATGCTACTACAGGAGAAGCATTTGAATTGGTAGTTGGTGCTGATGGAACTACAAACAGAGTAAATAAAAATGTCACTAGTAAAGAAGTAACTATTACTATTATGCAAACTAGTATAACAAATGATTTATTTATGGTGCAACACTTACTTGATAAAGAAACAAATGCGGGTGTTTTACCACTTACTGTAAAAGATAGTAGTGGAACTTCTCTTTTCTTTTCCCCTTATGCTTATATTATGTGTGAACCTGATATCACATATAGTGATGGAATAGAAGGTAGAGAATGGAAACTTACTTGCGCACAAACGGTTACATACATTGGAGGTAATGTATAATGGCACTTAGCACAATTGATGTTGAAATAGACGGTTTAAAATTTCATATTTTACAATTTGGGGGAATGGTTGGTCTAAAATTAGAGAAAAGAATATTAACTTTAATGGCGCCGATGCTAAAAGCATTGGACGGTGTAAAAGATGTAGCAGAAAGTGATATGGATATGAAAGGTCTAGCAGATGTTGTACAAAGTATGCTACTAGATTTGGATGACGCTACACTTGAAAGATTGGTTTCCAATTTAGTAGAGAAAACATCTATAAACTTTGTAGGAATGAATGGTGAAGATGGGGGTGTACAACCGTTAAATAAAGAAATTATATTTAACGATGTATTCGCCGGTAAGAACCTTACAATAATTAAACTTTTAGTTGAAATTATGAAGGCGAATAGGTTTGCTTTTTTCGAATTGGTGGGTGGAGGAACGTTGAAAACAAACTTTCTAAAGAATTTGAACTTAAACGGTCAAAATTAATAAAAGATATGGGTCCAGTGGGTACATTAGATCCAGAAATTGAAGAAGAGTGGATGTATTGGAGGTTAGTATCAAAAGATATGGAGCTTCTATTACATCAAGATAGCATTAGTTTTGTAGATATTCAAAAAGCTAATGCTGTACTAGATATGTTTGATGATTACGAAAAAGTATCTAATGCATATCAGGACAAAAAAATGGATGAAAGTTCTAAACAAAAACAAGCTGGTAAGAGGTTTTAATATGACAGTTAGGGAACTTGTAAATGTAATAGGCTTTGAAGTAGATGAAGCTAAAATGAAAGGTGCAGAAAAAAAGATTTCTAAGTTTAAAGGCTCTATGGTAGCAGTAGGTGCAGCTATAGTTGGTAGTATACTGGCTATAGGTGTATCGGCTATTAAGATTGCTGGCGACATGGAAATGCTTACGGTACAGTTTGAAGTTATGTTAGGTAGTGCAGATAAGGCTACTGAAATGATGGAAAAATTAAAAGATTTCGCATCATCTACACCATTTTCTTTACAAGATTTAGCTACAGGTACACAGAACCTCTTATCGTTTGGTGTTGCTGAAGATCAGGTAATTGATAGAATGAAAATGTTAGGGGATTCCGCCGGTGGAAATACTGAAAAATTAAAAGGTTTAGTATTAGCCTACGGTAAAACACAAACAAAAGGTAAAGCATCTATGGAAGAATTAAACATGTTTGCTGAACGTGGAATCCCGATATTTAAAACACTAAAAGAACAAACTGGTTTAGTAGGTGATGAATTTTTCAAAGCAGTTAGTAAAGGTGCTATATCAGCTGATGACGTAACACAAGCATTTAAATCAATGACAGGAGAAGGCGGTATATTTTTTGAAGGAATGATAAAACAAAGTAAAACATTATTTGGAATAATCAGTACTTTAAAAGATAACGTAAAACTAGCATTAGCAGGTGTAGGTACTACTTTACTAGAACCGATAAAAGAAATAGCTTTGGATTTAATAACACTGATACAGACAGACCTTAGTTCTATGTTAGAATCTATTGCAAAAGCATTACTACCTATTATAAAAATAGTGATGAAATTAGTACCTGTATTACTAGGTTTAATTAAACCATTATTTGCTATAATAAATCCATTACTAGAAATAATAGCTAATATATTTAGTTTAGTAGATCCGTTAATTCCTTTGTTTGAAAAACTAGGGGAAGTAATTACACAAATAGTTACACCCCTAATGGCAATACTACAAGCTACATTAAAACCTATAGTAGAAGTACTAAGTACTATTATAGAATTGTTGGTTATAATTGCTAATGAAGTTCTAGGTGCTATAGGAGATATACTAGCGGAAGTATTTGGTGATATGTTACCAATATTTGAAGAACTAGGTGCGTTAATATCGGATGTTTTAGCTTTAATCATGCCCTTATTAAAACCTATTATAAGTTTTATGGCAAAAATGATAGCACTATCTATTAGACTTAGAATGATGATGTTTATGGTGTTTTTTAAAATCATGGGAAAAGGTATTGCACTTATAATTAAACTAGTACGTTTTTTAGTAGCGGTTGTAAGTAAATATTTAATTCCTATCTTTGAAAAACTTGGTAGCGTATTTGAAAAAGTAACTAAGTTTATTAACGATTCAATGATGAAGATAATCACGGGTATATTAGGCATAATAAATTGGGTTTTTGAAATATTAAATAAAACTATCAATAGATTAAACAGTATCCCAGGAGTGAATATAGATAACCTAGAACCTATTGATACGGCACAAATTATTGCAGGACTTACACCTGATAAATCCGCTGGTAATGTAAATATTAATAGTAATATAAACGTAACAGGAGCAGGAGATCCAGCACAGACAAAAAGAGGTGTACAGGATGCACAAGCAATATTCCAAATTGAATTGCAAAAATTATTAGTCGCTAGGAAGGTATAATATGGCTAAAATTCCAACGACCTTACTATTTAAAGGCAATAGAACATATAGTGCGGGGGCAATTACATTTGATTTGATATTAAGTGAAGGACATTCTTTTACCAGTTCTGTTACATCTTACCCTATAGAAAACGGCAGTACAATAAGTGACCATATTGAAAATCAGACAAGAACTGGAACTGTAGCAGGGTTAATTACTAACTTTAGTATTTACGAGGGTACACCATCTATAAACAAGGCACAAGATGCGTTTAATAAAATTGAACAATTATATAAATCTAATGAATTAGTGACTGTAGTAACTATTTTAAAGGTCTATGAGGACGTTGCTATAACATCTATCAGTACAAATAGAGATAGTGACACAGGTGAGGCTTTAATTGCTGATTTTAGTTTTCAAACTGTAACAAAAGTAAGTTTACAAGAAGTAGAATTAGATGCTAAAATAAAACTTGCTGATATGGGTACAGATCAAAATAAACAATCAAGTCCAAACGTAAATGTAGGGAAACGGACAGGAGTTACTAGATGATAGAATTGCCAATATTTCAAAACAGTAGTTCAGATTTTACTTTTAATATAGATTTAGATTTAATAAGTTGCACAGTACGTTTAATATATAATATCCGGAATGGTAGTTGGTTTATGGATTTGGTTACAGCATCATCATCGATACAAGGTGTAAGATTAGTAGAAGATTTTCCATTATTGTATCAAAATAAAGCTATAATATCAGATTTAAAAGGTGACTTTTTAGTGACTAGAATTACAGATGTAGATAGTACAGAATTAACATATGATAATTTCGGTGTAGATTGGGTACTACAATATTTAACTTCTACTGAAGTGGATGCTTGGAGTACAACAAATGGCATTTAAAAGAGAAATTGAATTGATAGTTGGCCAAGGGGATGTAGGATTAGAAATAGCTAAATTAGATATAGACTTTGACATTTCTAGGTCTACTACACAAGCAAACAATACAGCTACTTTTACAGTTTACAATGCTAAAGAATCCACACGTACAGAGATACTAAAAAAAGATAGTAACATAAGATTTAAAGCGGGTTATGCTGATGAAGGTAATATAGGAATTATATTTTTTGGTACTGTGGACAAAGTAAACAGTAAAAAACAAGGTGTTGATTGGATAACTACAATACAGGCGAAAGATATTAGTTCCAATCAAGAGGGCTTAGCTAACAGATCTTTTAATTTCTCATATAAAAAAGGTAGTAATTTAAGTCAAGTTATAAATGATTTAGCAGGTATTTTATCCATACCTGTAGCTGGTGTAGAGAATGCTAATATAAAATTAAATAATGGCTTTGTATTTGTTGGTACTTTAAACAATTTAATACGGAAAATAAATAAAACATTACAGGTAGATGAAACGCAACTATATTTTGATAGTAATGAAATGGTAATATTTAAACAGGGGGGTAAAAGTAGTAAGTTCGGTGTCACACGTATCACTCCAAGTTCGGGTCTTATCGGTACGGTTGAAAAAGTAAATAATGAAAATGAAGACGATACTAGAGCAAGGGTAAATATGACTGTTTTAATGAACCCTAAACTTAGACCTAATGGTTTAATAAATGTATCTAGCAGTGGT